TGACATTTAAAAATCCAATCCATTCCAGAAATGGGTTTGATATTTTTGAAGAACCAAAACCTAACAAAATGTATTGTGTCATTGCAGATACAGCACAAGGTAAAGAACAGGATTATTCTGCATTGAGTGTTTTTGATATATCAGAGATCCCATATAGACAGGTTGCAAAATACAGAGATAATACTATTTCACCTATGTTGTATCCAAATGTGATTTATCAGATTGGAATGCAGTATAACACAGCATGGTTATTAGTGGAGGTCAATGACGTAGGTGCAAACGTTGCAGAGACATTACACTTTGAACTTGAGTATGAAAATATCATGATGTGTTCTATGCATGGCAGAGCAGGTCAGAAACTTGGTGGTGGTTTCGGTAAGAATGCACAACTTGGTATAAGAACGAGTAAACAACTCAAGAGAATAGGTTGTGCAGCTCTGAAAGACATGATTGAAACTGACAAACTAATAATCTATGATTTTGACACACTTGCAGAACTGACTACGTTTGCATCAAAACATAACTCATACGAGGCCGAAGAGGGTGCACATGATGATCTTGCAATGACTTTGGTTATATTTGCTTGGTTAGTGCAACAACAATACTTTAAGGATTTGACAGACCTTGATATTCGTAAACAGATGTATAAGGAACAGATGGAAGCCTTAGAACAAGATATGTTGCCCTTTGGTATTATTGATGATGGGCAAGAAGCAGAATCATACACAGATAGTGAAGGTACAAGATGGGGTGTAGTAGAGACTCAAAGAAATTATTTTTAAGCACTATCACTAAATCCAAAATCATCTGCAGGTTCTGGTCCTCTTTCCTTTATAGACTTAATTAACTTTTTTGCATCTGGGTGTATTCTCGTAGAATTGTATTTAAGTCTTGACTCACTTTTCGTACATACGATAAGATGGTCTGGATTGACACAACAATTATTCTGACACTCTTGATGCACTATATGTTTGTCAGGTATTTCACCTTTATAATGTTCATAAGCAAATCGATGAGCAGGAATAGATTTTCCTTGATAAGAAAACATACCATACCCTTGTTGTGTTCTTGAAGCAGTCCATTGCCAACAATCACTCCCTGAGTTTTTAGAAATCTTGCCTAAAAAACGATCAATCGGATTCATTTTCAAACTCCAAAATTGTTTATACTTCAGTAAATATTTATACTAATGAAACTCTTTATTTTATAAATATTCCCAGATAGTTTTTCAACGAATTATAGGAGAGATAACATGCCCTTTCAAATAAGTCCTGGCGTAAATACCTCTGAGATTGATTTAACAACTGTTGTTCCCGGCGTCTCTTCCATTGATGCAGGATTTGCCGGACCTTTCAGGTGGGGGCCAATCAACGATGTAACGCTTATTGATTCCGAAGACCTTTTAGTACAGACATTTCAAAAACCAGATGCAAATACTTATGCTTCTTTCTTTACAGCAGCAAATATTCTTAATTATACGAGTAGATTGCATGTAGTTAGATCAGCTAATTCAAGTGGTGCAAAAAATGCATATTCAACTGGTGGAACTGCAGCAGTATTAATTGCAAATAGTTCTGTATATTACAATACATACGATGAAGATCAATCACCAGTAACCACTGCAGGACCATTTTCTGCAAAGTGGGCAGGTGCACTTGGAAACAGTCTTAAAGTTTCCCTTTGTGGACCAACAAGAGCAAATCTTGCTTCTGGAAACACAGTAATTGCTTCTAACTCTGATGTTTCACTCACAGGTACTGTTGCAATTGGTACAGATGGTACTGTAACAGGAACAGCAACTCTGTTTGGTCCAGAGCTTAGAGTCGGAGATGCAATTGAAGTCGCAGTAAGTGGAACGAATACCCATAGTATGATTGTTAGTGCAATTACAAGTAATACAGCTGCAACTGTTGCAACAGGACCAACTTCTGCAATTGATGCTGGAAATACTGCAATTAGATTAAAGAGATCTGCTTTTTCAGAACCATCAAGAAATATGCAGGGTAAACTTGACGTAACGGCAAATAGTACTACAATTACACAGAATGGATCAACTGAACTTCTTGCAACACAATTTGCATTACAGTTTGATGTTGGTGATATTATCAAAGTTAATGGAGAAGAAAGAAAAGTTGTCACAGTAACAAACTCTTCTCACATGGTTGTAAATACTGGATTCACAAACACTGCAACAGCTCAAACTTATTCAAGAACTTGGGAATATGCTTCAGTCTTTGATAAAGAACCAGTAACTACTGAATATTCAGCCGGAAGAGGTGCACTGTTTGATGAAGTCCATGTAATCGTAGTTGATGAAGACGGCGATTGGACAGGTAGTCAAAATGAAGGTCTTGAAGTTTATTCAGGACTTTCTGTTGCAAAAGGTGCAAAAAACGAAGATGGTTCAAAAGCATACTATGTAGATGCTCTTAATCGTAGATCAAAATATGTCTGGTGGATGGATCACGACTCAAGTGGTGATGCATATACAACTGGTGGAGCAGCAACATCTGCTTGGGGAACAACTCCCACCTCTGGTGTAGAATACCAAGCAAATGGAAATATTGTAACAAATAGTTTGATTGGTGGCGTAGACGGAACCGATGTTTCTGATGGAGACAAAATAACAGGTTTTAGAAAATTCTTGAATACTGAAGAAGTTGATATTGGCCTTCTTGCTGCAGGTGAAGCATCTGCAACAGTTGCTCTTGAATTAATATCCATTGCATCAACAAGAAAAGATTGTGTTGCATTTATTTCACCAGAAATGGCCGATGTAGTCAACAATGAAGGTAATGAGGTAGATGACATTCTTGCATTTAGAACAACTCTTGGAACTTCATCTTATGCTTTCCTTGATAGTGGTTACAAGTATCAGTATGACAGATACAATGATGTATTCAGGTATGTACCATTGAATGGTGACATTGTAGGATTGTGTGCAGCTTCAGAAGCTGATAGAGATGCTTGGTTCTCTCCTGCTGGATTTACTAGAGGGGCGGTAAGAAATGTAGTGAAACTACCTTTCAATCCAAGACAATCTCAAAGAGATTTACTCTATAAAGATGGTGTGAATCCAATCGTAACATTTGCTGGTGAGGGAACAATTCTCTTTGGAGATAAGACTCTTCTCGCAAAACCAAGTGCTTTTGATAGAATTAATATCAGAAGACTTTTTATTATTCTTGAAAAGGCAATCTCAAGATTTGCAAGAGCACAACTATTTGAGTTTAACGATGCATTCACAAGAGCTCAATTTGTTGGTGCAGTTGAACCATTCTTGAGAGAGGTTCAAGGTAGAAGTGGTATCACGGATTTCGCGGTAGTTTGTGACGATTCAAACAATACTTCTGATGTCATTGATAGGAATGAGTTTATCGGAGACATATTTGTGAAACCAAATAGAGCAATTAACTTCATTCAGTTGAACTTTGTCGCTGTAAGAAGTGGAGTTGAATTCTCTGAAATCACAAGTTAAGACTAAATAATTAAAGAACCTTTCTAGGAGAAACAAATGCCTTTTACAATAACTCAATTTAGGTCTGAGATTTCAAAACAAAAGAATTTGGCCAGACCAAATTTATTTGAAGTGAATGTAACAGGAAAAGCAATCAACAATGCATTAGTACCTTTCATGGCAAAGATTGCTACTATTCCACCTTCAACAATGGGAGTTGTTGAAGTACCTTACTTTGGAAGACAAGTCAAAGTGCCTGGTAACAGAACTTTTGACAATCTTTCAATTACAATTCTAAATGATGAAAATTTTTCCATCCGTAACAAAATTGAAGAATGGATGGCCCAAATGAACTCTCATGTGGGTAATGTACAGACTGGTGCTCTTGCAGATTTGACAACAAATACCACTGTAAGTATTAAACATTATGGTGTTGCAGGAGGAAATGACAGTCTTGGAGAATGGAAGTTCGTTAATTGTTTTCCAGTCGCTCTTGGTGAAATTGCCCTTGATTGGGGTAGTAATGACACTGTAGAGGAATATACTGTAGATTGGGCATACGATTACTGGACACATGCTGGTGGTGCGGGTAATTCTTGATTTATAAATAATAATGTAAGTTTCCAATCAACTAGGGGCATGGGGGCTTCTCGGCCCCTGTCCTCTAGGAGTAATAAATGGCTATTGAATTATTTGGTTTTACTATTGGAAGAACTCAAAAAGAAAATGAAGCTAAAGAAAAGCTTTCATTTGCCCTTCCTCAATATGATGATGGTGCCATTGATGTGGCAGGAACCCCAGGCGGTGCATATGGTACATACCTTGACATGGAGGGTGCTGCCAAGAATGAGACTGATCTCATTCACAGGTATCGTCAAATGGCCCTCTTTCCAGAATGTGAATTAGCAGTAGATGACATTGTAAATGAAGCAGTTGTTGCTGACAGAGAAGAGTCTGCTGTATCAATCAATCTGGAAAACATCAATCTTTCCTTAGACATAAAACAAAAAATAGTTGACAATTTCCATGAGGTGGTTGATTTACTACAATTCAACCAAACTGGATATGACACGTTTAAAAAATGGTATGTAGATGGGAGACTTTACTACCATATCATCATAGACCCAGCAAATCCAAAAAGAGGCATTCTTGAATTAAGACCGATTGACTCTTTAAAAATCAAAAAAGTTAGACAAGTTATCCCACCAAAATCTTACGAGATGGACAAAGATCCAAATCCAAAGATTGAAGAATATTTTGCTTTCAATGAAGGTGGAATATCTGGTGACAAAGGTGGTAATATCATCAGAATTGCACCAGATTCAATTGCATATTGTCACTCTGGATTATTGAGTGAAGATAGAAAAATTGCCCTCAGTTATCTACACAAAGCAATCAATCCACTCAACCGATTAAGAATGATTGAAGATGCTGTAGTTATATATCGTATATCCAGAGCGCCAGAGAGAAGAATATTTTACATTGATGTTGGAAACCTACCAAAGATTAAAGCCGAACAATATCTCCGTGACATTATGACCAGATATAAAAACAAACTGGTTTATGATTCAGCAACTGGCGAACTCAGAGATGACAGAAAACACATGAGTATGTTGGAAGATTACTGGTTGCCAAGAAGAGAGGGTGGTAGAGGTACAGAAATTTCAACATTGCCTGGTGGTGAAAATCTTGGTGAATTAGAAGATGTGATTTACTTTCAAAGAAAATTATACAAGTCTCTAAACGTGCCTTCCTCAAGATTAGAACAAGATAGTGGTTTCGTTCTTGGTAGAGCACAAGAAATTTCAAGAGATGAAGTAAAATTTACACGATTCATTGAGAGGCTTAGAAGTAGATTCAATGGTTTGTTTAACACCTGTCTTGAGAAGCAACTCATTTTAAAAGGTATATTAACTCTCAATGATTGGAGAAATATACAGAATAGAATCCATTATGAGTGGCAGACAGATTCACAATTTGCAGAACTCAAAGAAGCAGAGATGCTACAAGAAAGACTCAATCTGTTACAGAGTATGAATTTTGCAGATGAGATCGTGGGTAACTTCTATTCTAAGGAATATGTCAGAAAGAGGATTCTAAAACAGACTCAAGAAGAGATTGATGAGATTGACAGACAGATTGCTGCCGAAGGTGGTGGTGAGGAAGAAGAAGGTGAAGACCAATTTCAATCTTTCAAACCAGAAAATGGCCAAAATCTTTCTGAAGAGCTTGACAAAATTGTAGAAGAAAAGATAGTAGACAAAGAAAAAGATGAGGAATTAAAAGAAAACTTAAATGAAATTTTCAAATCAGTTTTAGAAGAAGAAACGGATGAGTTTAGAGCAATCTGATACCTCAAATATAGATTTAGATTCTGCCAAAGCCCTGGCGGCCAGTCTCAAGTTTACCAAGAAAGAAATTAGTAAACTCAGGGATGAAGTCAAAGAATCTCTTCAAGAAGTCGTAGGCCAGAATGGTGAAAACGGCCAAATTGGAGAACAGGGACCAGAAGGCCCACAAGGTCCGCAAGGATTAACTGGTCTTCAAGGCCCAAGAGGTTTTCTCGGCCCTCAGGGTGAACAGGGACCAGAAGGACCACAAGGTTTACAAGGAGAACCTGGCTTATTAGGTGAACAAGGCCCACAAGGTCTACAAGGTGAGCAAGGTATTCAGGGAGAACAAGGACCACAAGGCCCACAAGGAGAACAAGGATTACCTGGGCTTGATGGTATTGATGGTAAAGATGGAGAACAGGGGCCACAAGGTGAGCAAGGCATTCAGGGTGAACAGGGGCCTCAAGGTGAACAAGGTATTCAAGGTGAGAAAGGTGATAAGGGAGATAAGGGTGACCAAGGATTAATGGGTATGTTGGGCCCAGTTGGTCCAAAAGGTGAACAGGGTGTTCAAGGTGAAGTTGGTCCTCAAGGAGAACAGGGAGAGCAAGGGTTACAAGGTGAGAAAGGTGAAAAGGGTGATACTGGACCACAAGGATTACAGGGCGAACAAGGACCGCAAGGTGAACAAGGTGTTCAAGGAGAAGTCGGTCCACAAGGACCACAAGGAGAAAAGGGTGATAATGCTGATGTAACCAAAGAATTAGAAGCAGTTGATAAAAGAATTCAAAACCTATATTCTCGTCTTGGTGATGTCAAAATGGGTGAAAATACTGGTGGAGGTTTAGATCCTAAAAAGATCAATGATGACTTAATCCCAACCCGTTCTGCACATTTTAATTTGCGTTCTGCATCAAAACCTTGGAAAGATTTATTCCTTAGTGAGAACTCTTTGAAATTAGTTGCATCAGATGGAACTATTTCAACTATTGCAGCAACTGAACTTACTGCACTTGATGGACTTACGGCATCTACAGATCAACTTAATCTTTTAAATTTCAGTGCTCAGGGTGACATCGCAACAAAATTCCTCAGAGGTGATGGAACTTATCAATCAATTGCAGCTGCAAGTGGAAGTAGACACACCATTCAAAAAAATAATCTTGAAGATGGTACAGATTCTACTACTTCTTTAAATGATAAATCCAACCTTTTATTTGACGAAGATACATTTAGAGTAACAAATGATTCACCCTCTGATTCTACACAAATTAGATTAACAACTGAATTTACAGGCATCACCAATGGAACTGCGACAGCAAATAAGGCTTTAATATTAGGATCAGCCAGAGCAATTGATAATATTGGTGCAATGACAGGTGTAGGTTCAATAGCATCAGATGGAACTATCAGTGGAACTAAATTAGAATCTTCTGGAACAGGTGCTACTAGTATTGAAACTGCAGGTGGTATCACAATGGCTGGTGCAATTAATGGTGCAACAACTATTAATGCAGTAACTGCTGATCTACAAGACACAGACAGTGAAGCTTCTTTAATATTACATAGAAATCAAACAGGTTCCAATGGTAATTCAGTAGGTAAAGTAAAGTTAAAAGGACAGAATGATGCAAATGAAGAGATAAACTTTGCACAAATTAATGGTATTCAAAAGACTGTCACGGATGGTTCAGAGGATGGACAAATAGATTTTGGTGTTATGAATGGAGGCAATCTTAATACCAGTGTGACTATTGACGAAGATGGGCTTATTATCAAGGGTTCAAGATCATTAACATTTGGTTCTACGGCAATAGATGCTACTGCAAACGAACTCAATATTTTAGATGCCGACACATCTGCATCAACACCCA